GACTGAACTGATAATCGGGCGACTGCTTAAAGCTGGAATAGTCACCGCCGTTCAGAGCGCCCATCTGCGTCAGCGCGCTATTGCCAGCACTGATGTAAGGGTTGAGATTCGTCGCAGTGCGGTTGTAGTTCAGGTTCTGCTGCGCAATCGCAGCATCCATCGCCTGCTTAGACGATTTTGCGGCCTTGTCTGCTGCATTGTTCTGGAAGATGCCGCCTATAACGGCACCACCGATTGAGCCGGCTGCTACCCAAGACATTTAAGACCCTCTTTGTGCTCGATCAGATGGGCCTCGGGCTCGATAAGCTCAGCTTCGAGGCGTTCGAGGTCGGTTTCGTGGGTGCCATGGACCGTTACCCAGATGGTTTCTTCGTGCGCGTAGCCAACACGCTTAGTGCCTGGCTTGGAAACAAGGATGGCGGGCGCCTTCAGCCGCTTCATGCCGTCCTCGGTCCACACGGTGATCTCCCCTTTCACGAGGAAATTCATGTGTTCCGTCTTATGGATCTTCCCGGTCAGCACACATCCGGCTGGAATCACCAGTTCGCGGGAGTAGATGCCGTCTGCGAAGTGATGGTGTACCTCGAAATCGTGCTGCGGGAGCTTAAGTAGCTGCTTCTCGAAGGCCTGGATGGTTTCCAGGCTTGGTATGTTGGGAAGCTCAAGAACTGGCGCGCGCAAATTCGTGGAACCAACCCCTAAATCATGGCTATTTTCCATTGCTTTCAGTGCCTTATCGGCGCGCGCAAGTTCGCAACCAGATGAGCCATCCGGTTGTTCCATGGTGATGGCGTACATCAGCTGTCTGATTGCTCCAGAAGCATCGAGCCAGACAAGAGGTCGGCTCGGATGGGGTCAGTGACGCGGATCTCGAATACCCATTGGCGACCCATGCCAAAGGCACGAGCCTGAACGCGTTTCACGAAGTCTCCTGTATTGCCAAGCTCTATTTTTCGGAACTCCGACCAGTTGCGCCCACCGTCTTTGCTGTACCTCAGGTCGACGTAGTTCATGCTTTGATAAAGAAGTCGAAGTAGCAGGCGTCAGTCGGACCAGTGGCCGCATCGTCATCACACCTGACGGCGATAACGTTGGTGCCAACGGCGAAGTGGGTTGAGTCAATGTGTATCGTTACGCCGGCATGTGTGATCGTGCTGCCGTCAGACACGAGATAGCCGTTCACGAAGAACTGATAGCTGTTGTCGAAGTAGCCGACCAAGGTGTATCCAGATGGATTCACAGCGCTCAGTGCGATCTTCCTTCGAATCCAGAGCCTCTTGTTAAGCGGCGTGCCAGTGGCAATCGTCGTTGAGAACCTACTGTCATAGGCGTGAGCATCCGTTCCCTCGCTCGGCGCTCCAGAGATATCGCCGAACGGAGCCGTGCCCGTCGACCATGCAGAATCGTCGTATGTGACACCGGAATAGTCGGTGGTGTCCGTCAGATCGATTGACTTGTACCTCCAGCCCGTCTGCTGGGCCGGAATGACTAGCGAGTAGGTCGCCGTGTCCGGGAGATCGCGATGATTGGACTGGCTGTCCGTGACCCGAACGGTCCAGCTATAGGTTCCCTCCAGTGTTGGCGTTCCGGTGACTAGGCCGTTGTTGTCGATCGACAGACCCATTGGAAGTGCCCCGCTCACAATGCCTACCGTCAGCGGTCGGTGGCTTGCCTTGATCGTGTACTGATAGCTAACAGGTGACCCAACCGTGCCATCGACAAGGTCTCCGGTGATGGACAGGACATTGCCTAGCGTCGAGCCCGATGCAATGGGAAGCCCCGTGTCCATGACCAGTTCCAGGCCATTCACGATTACGCGGTTCTGGTTATCGTGCAGGACGCCAGTCACGCGGCGCCTTTCCATCTCAATGCCGTCTTCCGTCTGGATGTTCCAGTCGAGCTTGTAGAGCTTGCCGTTGGAGAAGTCGCCGGCTATCCACATGCCATTCCAGTAAGTAAGCGTGTTCATGCGCCAGCGGTTCAGATCCTTGGACTGACGCCGATGCCACTCACCCGAAGAAACGTCATAGCCCCACGTCATCCCATCAGGGAAGGTGAGGTAGTAGATCTTATGGCCCTGATCCTCGAACACCATCGAGAAGCACTGGGATAGATTGCACCCAGCGATGTCGGCCTCAATCGGATAGGTTGAGACGCGAACCGGCGTATAACCATTGGCTCGGTAAACAATGCCGTCGTCGCCAAGCCAGATGACCGTGTTGTCGAGCAGAGATAGGCAATACGGAGAGGCCGCGCCTCGCTCCATGACGACGCCAGAGACCCGCTGGAACGTACCCGTGGCCTGACCATCATCCACATAGGGTTCGATCGTGCGCTCGCCTACAAGCCACCACTCACGGTGCGTGACGATCTGTCCAATCAGCTTGTCAGGCGACCCTTCGGCCTCATAGCGGTCTAGGGAGTTGTAGGACAGCGCATCCGCCAGATCTGAGTGAAAGGCGAACCTACGTCCAGGGTCTACGCCAGTGATGTAGCTATCTACGAAATCGAAGGAGATTGATCCAATGAACGCCTCATCCGTGATCTGTACGAGTGATCCATCAACCGTGTTGTACACGTAGCCAGACTGGCCATTCGAGATGGCCACCTGGTTTCCGCCAGTGATCTGGTTATGAGACATCGACACGCGACCCGTACCGGGGATCTTGCCGATGTACTGAGACGCTCCATCAGGCGTGACGAGGAATAGTCCCGTTCCTGAGACAACAAGTAGCCTTCCCTCTACATTCCTTGCTCCCCTTACCGGCGCAGCAGTTCCTAGGTCACAGAATGCATAGTTGCCAGGCGCACACCTGAGCTTTGAGACGGAACGCGTATCCGGCCGCTCGGACCTGACCGGTATGTAGTTGACCGTATCCTGCACCGCCCACGGCTTGGACTCATCGGAGTACGCGCCACCGATGATGGGAGCAGGCTGCCAGCGCGCCATCAGAGATAGAACCCAGCTCGCCAGCCATAAATGTTCGGCTGACTCTCGCCGCGCGGTAGGTCGTCATAGGACACTCGATCGTGGCTGCTGGACTGGACTGCGGCCACAAGAGAGGCCATGCCCTTGTCAGCCATATCCTTTACGTCAGGATCGAGCGTGACGCCATATCGGGCACGGAGACGCACGGCCAGGTTGTAGCCGAGCATTTCCTGAAGTTCGGGGAAGATCAGTTCTTGCGTAGGCAGCGTTACGGGCTGCCAGCCCAGAGTGATGCCATCGCCTTCCCACGCCGCAATCATGGCGTTCAGGGCAGTAATAGCCCCTTCCGTCTGTTTCGGGGTAGGCACATCCTCGTCATCGACCACGCGTAGGTGACCGAGCGCGGCGCGCACGATGTCAATAATCTGGATCATGAATAGCCCAAGAGAAAGGCGGGGGAGAAATCCCCCGCCGTTAGGTCACTCAGAGACGCGGCAGGCGTGATCCGGACGGACCGCGGTATCGCCATACAGCACGTCGATACGGGTACGCTCGATGTCGTTCAGACCATCACCGAAGGTCATCACGCGGACCGAAACGTTCTGCACGGTCGCGGTGTAGCCCTCACAGCTGGCCAGCACCGGCAGCGGGACGAACGCGGCGCAGAAGGCATCACGGTGGAACGCCAGGTTCTGACGGTAGGTGCCCGCGGTGCCCTGGAACACAGTCACCGCAGCGTTATCCGCCGGACCAGCGTTCACGGTGCCAACCACGGTCGAGGTGGTCGGGGTGATCGGAGGCGAGATCGACAGATTGCCACCACCACCAGCGTAGTCAGCCGTCACGACGAACTGACGCAGCTTGCCATTCGAAACGCCAGTGATCGGATGGACCTCATACACGCCCGCGATCGTGAAGATCGTGCCCTTCGGAATGGCCGCCGTGCCGGTATCCACCGCCAGCGTGCTGCCCGTCTGCGAACCACCATTGACCAGGTAGCCCGAGATGCTGGAGGCAATCACCAGCGACGGAATCGACTGGTTCTCGTAGAAGTCGAACGCCGCGTAACGGCCCACAGCGCCGTCATCAAACGCGCCCTTGATCTCCTTGGCATCGTGGAACAGCGTCGCATTGGCCTCGGCCAGCCCCAGGTTGGCATCAGACGAGAACAGCAGCGAACGCTGGCTGGACGGAGCCAAGTGGCGCTCCAGAACAGCACGAGCCTGCGCGTACGGCGTGCGCGTGGTCGGCGTGGTGCCCCAGGTGCCAGTCACGTTCGGCGTGGCCAGCATGAAGTCAGACAGAAGATCAGCCTGCACGTACGAGATCAGCGACTGCATCGCCGGACGAAGGATGCGATCCTTGAACTCGGTGATGTTGAGCTTCTTCTCCTTCGCCGTGAACTGCAGAGGGACGTGCTTCTGCTTGCTCAGGCTCAGGTTGACGTACGATTCCTGGAAGTTGTTGCCAGCACCGCCGCCGGCAAAGGTGGCACCATCAAACACAGTCGGAACGGCTGGAATGCCGATCTTGACCGTATCGCCCTTCTGGTAGCCATTGACGTTCTGGCCGAACTCGCCGGAACGGCCGGTGTTGATGTTCTTAATGAGGTTGGCCTCTTCGACCAACATCGCGGCAGCCTCACGGGCCACCATCTGGTGGGTAAGCAGGTTGTTAGACACGAAAGCGCTCCGAAATTAGGAGCCCGTCAACCCTTGGACTTGCGCGCCTGGAACCATTGGTCGTCAGTCATCTTTTCCGGCGGTGTATCCGTCGGAGAACGGCCAGAAACCATTGGAGTCGGCGGCGGAGCCTTGGAGAGGGGCTTGGATTGGGATTCCGGCGCTTTCTGCGTGGCCGTCAGACGCGAGGCGATGCGCTTGACTGCAGCGGCCGCCATATCTGGGCGGACCATTGCCATCTGAAAGGCATCGTCATCGTTACTGCCGAGGTGGTAGGCGATCTGAGGGCCGTTTTCGTGGGCCATGATCGCGGCGATTACATCGCTAGGTAGGTCGTAAGGAATGGTGTTAACCACTTCCTCAAAATCGGGGTGTTCGTGGACAAAATCGTCCACTCGCTGCTTGTACGAGATCGAGACCTCGGCGTTTCGCCTGGCGGTCTCGGTCTGCTTCGCCTGGGCCTCGCTCTCTTTGCGGGCTCGATCAAGCGACCACTGATGATGGGCCTTGGTGTAGGCCTCTACGTCGTAATTGTGCTGGTCTAGACGCGGCTCATCGGTGACTGTGGAAGTCTGTTCTGCGGGCTTCCGTCCCGCTTCAAGCTCAGCAAGGCGGCGCTGATAGTCGTTGCGCTCCTGCTTAAGCCGATTGATGTACTCGGTGGTGCGATTCTTCTTGCGCTGCTCCTGCTCGTCCTGAGCAGTCTTATCTACCTGGGGCTGATCCTTGGTTTCTTGGGCTTCCTGCTGGACTTCTTGGGTCTGCAGTTCCTGCTCAGCGGACAAAGCATCGTCCGCACCCTGCAAAAGGGTGTTCTCGTCAGTCATATCTTCCTCACGGGATCGGCCTTCAACCGGCCGTTGGGTTTCTTAGGACGTAAAAAAACCGCCTTGCGGCGGCTGCATTCCATCGGCTTGGTCAACTTGCCCAGAATCGGGCATGGGTGGAGCGACCATTCGGTGGTATTTCTCTACCGTTGCGGCGTGTGTATCAACCGCTCCGGCGTGATCCTTGCCAATCTCTGCCATCGTCTTGACTGGCAATAGCTGGGTCTCCATGGCCGTCTTACCGGCGTCTGCATCAGCGCGCTTGGCATCAGCCAGCTTCTTCTGCACGTCAGCCATGATGCGAGGATCAGGCTGCGGCGGTGGCGGCAGCGGGTCGCCTTTCTCGGGCTGCAGGACACCCTGCTTGACCAGCTGAAGGCGGAAGGCTTCGGACACCGTTTCGGAGCCCGGAAGATCCATGTTCTGCAGCACCTGCCAGGCCAGCAGGCTGCCGACCACAGGGTTGATCGGACCCACCTGCCCAGCCAGCTGAGTAAAGGCGTCCACCGCCTCCATACGCTGCGTGGCATAGGTCGGACCCACCGTGATCACCACGTCATATCGACCCTTGCCGATGTCGTTAACGGTGTGCTGTTCGCCCGTATTCGGATCGGTCACCGTCTGATAGAGCTGCTTCCACTGCTCGCCACCATCCTCGCCCAGGATGCGCACGGCTCGCGGCGTATCGATCACCTTGGGCAGCATGTCCACCAGGATCTCGTAAGTGAACCGGATGGCGTAGGTTAGGTTGTCCGTATAGTTGAACGTGGCGACCGCGCCCTGCTGCTTACGACTGTTAATCGCAACACCGCTGGTCTCATTCGATCGGGCACCAAGCGAGGCGTCATAGATGCCTGTCGACGCCTTCAGGTCGTCGTTGTCCATGCCGGCCATCTGGATTAGCGCGGCAGGAACTTCGGCCTGGTTGGACCGAACCGGCATGGCTTCCGCCTCGTCATTGACGGGCAGATAGGGGAAATCCTCGGAGTTGGCTTTCTTCCAGAAGTTCTCCAGCCCCTTGATCCACTTGTTCTTGACGATGAACGGCGCTTTCGGCGCCTTGGCAACAGCCTCGATCATCGCAGTACGGTGAACGTTGTGAAGGCGCTGCTGGTCCTTGCACTGCCGCACAAGGCCCTGCCAATAGTCCTCACCGTCAACGTTGTCGATCTGACCCCACACCGGAACGATGGGGATGTGCTTGCAGGGGAACTCGTACTCGTCGGTCAGCCATTCCACGCCGTTGGTCATCCGCATGTAGACCTTGTGGCCGTCCACTGTGCGGCGCTTGACGATCTGGATGCTGGAAGCCTTCAGGGCTTCCTCATCGTTACCCATCTCGTCCGCGAAGACCGTCTTGCCGTTAGATAGCGCCCAAAGCTCGCGCTTGACCGGCTTCTTGTACCAATACTCGGCGATGCGGATCTTGTCCGCGTCTCGCCAGTTCTTGTAGTCGCTCTCGTCCGAGTCGAAATCGACCTCTTGCGCCTTGGGATAGAGGCGTTTGAACTCTTCCTTGGCAATGGTCTCTTCCACAAACCAGAACATCGCATCGCGGCGGTCACGCTCCACGGCTGCCGGGTCACACTTGGCCGACAGCGAGTTATGGATCGGCTTGATGTAGATGCTCTGGTCAAAGCTGTCCGGCTTCTCGTAGTCGGTGCAGATGCGCCATGCACCAAAACCGCCCTTCACTGCCGACTCGAAGGCGATGTCATACGCCTGATCGGCATTACTGACCGACTCGATATTGCGACACAGGCCCTGCATGATCTCTGCTAGACCCGTGTCCGACTCTTCCACGCCTCGCACCTTGCCCTGCGGACGACCCTGTCGCATCTCGTTCACCACTTGGCGAACGTGGGCCTGCAGCTTGGGGAACTCGTAACACGGACGATCACCCCGGCGAGCCTTGATCTTGGAATCCCACTGCTCGCCAGGGACTGTTACGAACCGGATGTCCTCGCGGGCATGGTCATAC